TCAGAATCGAACTGACATCGCCTGAATGCAAATCAGGAGTTTTCCCATTAAACTAAGACCCCAAAAGTGGAGGTTGATTGTAGAATTGAACACCAGATTTTCCGTAGACAACGGAAGGTTTTACCACTAAACTAACGAACCAACTTACTACATTATTTAGTATACTTCTTTTAGAACATTTCGTCAAACTCTTTTACCATTTTGTTAAAGAAAAAAGAACGATACTACCATCACGATCAATACCAAACTGCATATCTTTGAATGTAAAGAACCACACTTCAAACAGATTTGAGTATTCAAGATCTGGAATCACTTCAGATAAACCAATTTCTTGAAGAGAAGAAATTACATCGTCATTAGGTTTCATAATTATCCTTTATTATAACTTGGAGCACTGTGATGGAATCGAACCATCGTTAACTGTTTTGCAGACAGTTACCTAGCCTCTCGGACAACAGTGCAAAAATTGTTTGGTGGGATCGGTGAGGCTCGAACTCACAACTCCAGACTTAAAAGGTCTGTACTCTACCATTGAGTTACGATCCCAAAATTTCTTTCATCACTTTCACATTTGATATTCACACAAACATTGAACCAACCTGACCATCAGTTTTGGATACTTAAAATTATGGAGGAGGATGATAGCATCGAACTATTATCCCTAGAGATACTACGGTTTTCAAGACCGTGCGGGGAGCCAACCCCAGCATCCTCCAATATTTGGCTCCCCGGGCAGGACTCGAACCTACAACATCCTGGTTAACAGCCAAGCGCTCTACCATTGAGCTACCGAGGAACAACTTAAAAAGGCCCGAACTGGGATCTCACGGGTATTCTCTGCATGCCGAGTTATTTCCCTATCGTTCCATAGAAGGTAACCATACATAGCACCATTTTCTATTGTCTATCCAGTTCAAAATTTGGTAGCCCTGGGAGGAGTTGAACCTCATGCCGTCCGCCCAACTCTAAGGATCGGTTTAGAAGACCGATGTCGGGTTCAGGGCCAAAACTTGTAACAAGTGAGAGGATCAACTTCATCAACTCAATCACTTATTTATTATACTTCATTTTACTACTTTCGTCAACCCAGGCGATTCTTTACCAAACTGATAGTTCACGCATTGTTCAATGAACTTCCATGCGTAGATCAGGATAAAGAATCGCCGATCACTTAATTTAGATATTCAGTTGTCAAAGAACTTTACTTATTTAGTTTACTACTTTTTACTTCTTTTCGTCAAGCACTTTTTGTGAATTTTTGTTTCAAAAATTTTTTACATTAATCTTCTTCGGTGTAGAGTTCGATATCTTCACGAAGAATTTTTGTTGCATGGATAGGTTCATCAGTCTGATCTACTCCGATAGCCCAAATTTCTTCATTGATTTCAACTACACGCCAACCAGTCCATTTCATTTCACGACAAGGTTCAACTCCTCCAATAACTTTTGTCTGTTTCTCATAATACGCATTCATTACTTCATTTTCAGTCATTTGTAATCCTTAAAAGAATCGAACGGTTCGGAGATTGTATTCATCGCAAGTTAGAATTCCGAGATTCGTTTCGACGACAAAATTCTCGCCATCGAAGGATACGCAATAATCTGTAACAGAACCAGAGAATCGAACCAATTGTCCGATCCTAGCAGCCCGAACCTGATCATCAGTAATTTCGAACCACGGCGCACTTGCCATTTCCATACAACCATTATACCTTTTCAGATTTTGGAAGTCAAGCGATTTTGGAAATTAATTTCCGAAAATCACTTTTCCTTCCAGGACGATCTTTCCATCAGATGTAGGAACGAGCAAACCATCGTTCATCAGAATCTTGAGAGGAGCAGCGGAACGAAGTTTTTCGAAATAATCCTCCACAGTATAATGCTTTATGAGCACGTTCATGAACTTTGTCTTCGTGACGGGAGCCTTTCTGTAGCGGAAACGAGCCACACAAACCTGGTTGCCGTTCAGATCGTAGTTCAGATAGTTGAACTGTAATCCTTTAATGTACGAAAATTTGCTTCGTTCGAATTTCATAGAACCATTATAGCGTACTCGATCGACCGAAGCAATCTTTTTTGAAATTTTTATTGCCTTTAGAATCAATGACTTGCAGTTAACTAATTGAAAACACATGAGATATTCTTTTCTTCATGCATGCGTATGCATCCGCCGTTTCAATATGAAAAATGTACTTCGGCTTGGGATCCCTTTCCTGGGCTTCCGAAATGGTTCGGTATACCAAGGGTATACCGTCCTGGCCGATCGTTCCTGTGAGGAATGATTTTGGACACAGGCTGCATCCAAAATCATAAAGCCTATTGGCTACGAAGAATATTCTCTTTGTTTTCAATTACTTGCTGCAAATTATTGAAAATAAATAGAATATAGTTCAGAAAAAACTTTGATCTATTGTTCGTTCGAGGTATAATGGTTCTATGAAAGCTTATCGAAATATTCGGTTAACTGAATGTCCAGATATCGCAGATATCCAATACGAAGGGCGAAAGACCTCTGTTGGTCGGATTCTTAGAGGAGAGAAGGCGGTCCCTCGCTACAAGAACGGTATTGTTGGATATGCTGATGGTACTCCTGGAATCGACCTCAATGCCGATAAGATCGTCCACAACGATCGTGGTTACTGCCGTCCCAAAAAGAAGAAGTCGGTCCGTCGTTATTTGAAGCGCAAAGACAAAGCGATGGAAATGAAGTTCCAAAAAAACTCTGAAAATTTTTCTCAGAACGATTGACATTTTCCGATCAAATAGAGTACACTAATAATATGAAGAAACGCTTCTCAAATTCTAACGAAGTCTACTGGGGCAAAGAACCCGAAGCAAAAGATTTCGTGGATCCTCTTTCGCCGAACTTTCGCACTTTTCTTCTTGAATCGCTGGCGTGGTACAACTACTCCACGACTTCGGAAAAGAAGAAGAGATGGTTTATTGACTGGGTGAAGGCCACTCGTCCGAAAGCCAATCATGCTGCTCTTGAAGTCATAAATGATGGCGCCTTCACTACTGCTGGTGCTCTGGCTCGGATGCATTCTCGTGGACTAACTGAATCCGATTACATTAACCGAAAACTCGCTGGTTGGGTTTCGGACTTTATTACCGAAGGCGAAGGAATCCTTCGTGCGAAGTCTGTTCAGAAAGAAACCAAGAAGAAGCTTGTTGAAGCCGATCCTCGTCTGTCGAATATGATTAATTCGCTAGATGAAGAATTGGATCGTCTTATCAAGAATAACTATAAACCGACGGGATTCAATATGGATTATTGGATTCGTCTGAATACTCCTTCTCCGGCTCATCATGCTGCGATTAAAGATCACTTCATGAAACTTCTTGAAGAGATTACGAATGAAGATGATGAGCAGATTGCAGAAGCTTACTCTCATCTTAATGAGAAACAATTCAATAATCTGGTTGAATTCGTTCTCGATATTGTTTCTACGAAGAAGATTCGGAAGACTCGGGTCGTTCGTAAGAAGAAGACCGCTTCTCCTGTGAAACAAGTTTCTAAGATGAAGTATGCTGATAACGATCCGGATACTGGTGTTAAATCTGTTTCTCCCACCGACATTCCTGGTTCTAAGGTAGTCTGGGTTTGGAATAAGAAGTATCGGATGCTTGGCGCTTATTATGCTCAGGATGGTGCTGAAATCGCAGTGAAGGGTACGACTCTTCTAAACTTCGACGAAGAGATTTCTGTCTGGAAGAAGATTCGTAAACCGGAAGTAATTATCCCTCAGATGATCTCCGCAGGAAAACCTGCAATGAAAAAAATCTTCGAAGGAATCGCTTCTAAGTCTTCTAAGATGACTGGTCGAATTAACTCTGATACTGTGATCTTGAAGATCTCGTAATAATAAATAAAGATAGGAATATGTCTCACAACGAAACTGTAAATTATCTTGTACTCCAGGGCTGGGAGTATGATGCGAATGCTGGTGATGGCTTCGCTTTTCGACCTAATTGGTATGATGAGGATATCGATGAACAAGAATGGTTCACTATTGACCAAGCTCTTGAAATCGAAAAGATTAATGATCCAGAATCTTATCGAGAATATGATATGGTTCAGAATCTGAATTCTAGATACGCTTGTATGTTCTCTCAATATATGGAGTCGTAGATGATTCTCGGTTGGGTTATTACAAAGACTCATTCCTCTGGCGTAACAGAAGTTTACGCCAGAGATTATAAAGAATCATGTTTTGGATATTTTACGCCGAAGATTTCTGAATCTTATATCTTTCGAAATCGTTCGGCTGCTGAGTTAGAATTTAAGAATTATATAGCTATTGTTTCGGAATCATTTGAACTGGTTCCGGTAGAAGCTTATATCTAACTCAAGAAATTAACCCAACCTAGGATGTGTTTTTCCCAATCATAGTTCTCTCTTGCGAACTCTTGAATGTCGAGGCATTTTTTATTATATGCTTCTGGATTCTTTTGATAATATTCAATAGATTCTTTCAGAGCAGAACAATATTGATCCTCTTCAGGATAACCCATAGGAAGAACTACACCACCACCTTTAGGTCCATAATCTTCGAAATATCCAACTGGTGTTGATAAGACTAATCTTCCTGCTGCAGCTGCTTCCATAGAAGGCAATCCAGCAGATTCTTCAATAGAAGACACTGCCAATGCATCGATTGAGTTATAATAACCTGGCATACACATCCAGTTATAGAAATTATGTTCCACTAATTTAACTTGTGGAATTTCTGTTGCAGTCTGTTTAACTAGATGACCACGTTTAATCTCTACATCGAAGAAATTCTTAGTCTCTTTCGCCCCACCATATCCTAACTTCTCAAGTTTTTCCGAAGGTTTCCTATAGAAGGAGTCGAAATGAATTCCAAAAGGAATTACATCAGGAATTCTTTCGACTCCAAATTCTGCCGCTTTATTCTTCAATACATTAGAAACTACACCAAATTTTTTAATTTGATTGTAGAAGAGATTACCGAAATCTCTTCTAGCAAGAAGCATATCCCACTGTCCATGAGCAACTGTTGCTAATTTTTCAGGTGGAATTCCTAGTCTGTTCAGATGAACAATCGCTTCCGGATTAGTAACGAATAGATCGTAGGAGTCGTTTAATAAACGAATTTCATCAGGAGTATAGTGTTGTGTCCAATCAAGCAGATTGGCAATAATTCCATACTTATATAATTCTTTTGCTAGAGCATGATGGATCGATCCGAAGGCCCATCTGTTCTGTGTGTAGAATAATACTTTCTTCATTATATACCTCGCAAATTCATTTTTATGTAAATAATATTATTTGGTGGCTTTCCAGTTAGCAAACCATTCATGCTCTTCTTTACTTATTTTAGGTAAATTTGGATTACTTGTATTATAATCTGAACAACATGTAACTCCAAATACCCTATTATTAGGTAAACCATCAATATACCAACAATCTGGTAAACACATATTAAACAAATAATCATCTCCATACAAAATTTGTAATTCACTTGGAATCTGAAGATAATTATTTTTCTTCATAATCATCAAACACCCAAAACCCCAACACCGTTCATGTGCTCTTGTTAATTTGAGTGTATCTGAATTACTAAACATATTCAAACCGTATAAACCTGATTCGTGATTATCTAATACTGGTAATAGAGCATCAAAAATATTGGTATCAAATAAAATATCATCATTTAGAAGGCACACGTAATCGAATTTAGCTAATTTTACACCAAGATTCCAAGCGGGATTCACATAGATATTTTGTTCTTGATCTATTACGTTGATCTTCGGATTCTCTAATATTTTCCAATCAGGTGTTTTATTTTTCTTGTTATTGATAATTATAATTTCATGTATTACATCTTGTTGTATCAGTTCAGTCAATTGGATCTCAAAACTCTGAGGAACCCACATTGTGGGTATAATGATTGAGAATTTGTTGTTCATATTACAGTCCTGCAAAATTTGGCCACCAAGGCGACCATCTATCTAATAAATAATACTTATTATCATGAGAGTGTGACTCTTCATCATATATAAAATGTAGTGTTTTTCTCATAATCCTCTATATAATCAGAACATATACCAATACATTTAGAAATATTGTCTTCGTAAAGTTCCGGAATAACAGCTATAGAATTATTTATAGGCTGTTTACCTGGATACACCCAAATGAATCCTTTGGATGTTAATGTCATATCGTCCACATCATGCCAGAACCAATTAAACACGGTACTGAACATAATATCAACTGCACTATGATTTTTGCAATGAATCCAAAGTTTATGGTTTCTTTCATATAGAAATGATAGATCAATTTCTGAATGACCAGAATCATGACCAAGAAATAACTGTGAATCATGAACCCACAAATCTACTTCTACATCGTAACCAAGATCTAATGCTCTGTCAATATAATCTGGAGTATTTTCTAGATCCCGATTCTTTCCAGAAATGTTACCACGATGTGAAATATATATCATAGTCTATTCTTAAATTCTTTATTTAAATATTGTAAACAATAATCAGTTTGATATCTATTAGATTCATGATACCTCCAATCGATATTATTTTTAAATTCGACAAGATATTCTTTCTTCAAATCCAAGGTATGAAACATCAAAGCCCAACGTCTTTCCATACCACAAGCTTGCATTTTATTTGTTGGATATTTTAACCAGTCATTAGGTATCTTATCCATAGATTTCTTGTTTATAGAAAATATTGGGCCAAAAATACCACAATCCGGGAGCGAATTGAATGGTATTCCATCTTCAACCCAATTCTGTTGTTCTGTGGAATCATATGAATAGAAGAAATTAAATAGACCCAAAATATCTGTATTTTGTAATCTTTCTGAAATTATTTTGAACACATTCGGATTTGTAATTCTGAGAGAATCTTGTAAGAATATGAAGTTTTTAGCCTGATAATTTCTATATGCGTGGATATATGCACCAGAATCCCAAGAATCGTATTCTAATCTTTCAAAAATGTATCTAGGATACATATTCTCAAATTCTAAGAAACGATCTTTGAAGTCTTTATCTTTAGAATTAGTATCTATTATTAATACATCATCAGATGATAGATCACAATTATCCATATCTTGTAATATATTTGATAGACAATCAACATTATCATGAGATGCGATTACAATCATATTAATCTATCTTTCCAACAAAAGCCCATTCTTTATTATACCAACATCTTTCAAATTGTTCTGGATATTTTTTACGATATTCTTCTGGATATTTCAGTGTGTCGAAAAATATATCTTGTTTATCTAGAACCAAACAATAATCGTCTCTCTGCCATCCAGATTCCCATCTTGTTTTAGCTCTACATAAACTCTGTTCGTATGATCTAAAAGAATATTGATTATGATTGAAATTATCAACAAATACACTAGGAAGACTTTGTGGGGGAACTGTTACTGAATGTTCTTTACCATAAACATAATTCTTGTTGAATCTAAAATATCTATTTTCAGGAAAACCAGGAGCCATGAAGTATTTCATTTTAGGTTCTATCTTATTGCCCTGTTCAAATTTCCATGTATCTTTTTGGGAAGTGTGAATGAAAAAATGTCTATTTCTAATACAAATAGAATTTGATAAAGGATGATTCACATCTACATATTCGAATAATTGTAAAACATTATTATCAGGAAATTCGTCCGGATGAAGTATCCCAACCCATTGTTTATCATTAACCAGTAACTTAGCTTGTTCCCACACAAATCCTCTTGTTGTCGAATCATTAGAAGTTGATATTACATTTTTATCACGTTCATAAAATATAACTTCATTAAATTTTGAACAAATTTCTTTACCTTCTAAATCAGAAGAACCGTCTAATACCAAAATCTTATCGAAATAGTGAGTAATCTTAGTGAGATATTCTTCTAGAATATCATTTTCGTCTTTCATTATAAGAATACCTAACTGTCTATCCATATGTTATTCCTTTCAAATTATAAATTAAGTCATTATCTATGATAAAATCTACACCATCGAATTTTAGATATTTATCAAAAATATCTTCGGCATTAACAACATCTTTAATTAATTCTTCTGTATAAAACGATTCATCCGGAACACATCTAGACATAGTTTCATAATCACCATAGAAAAATATATCACTGGGAAACCCATTTATTGGAGATCGTTTTCCATAAATTTTTCCAGTTTGTATTTCTTTTCTAAGATCTATATTAATAGAATTTAAATCGAATCTACTTCTAACAACAACATCATATGATGTATTTGTGTAACTAATACATTGTTTAATCTTTTTGAACATCAATAGAGTATTCAATGCATTAACTGAGTGTGGAGAATTAGGCAATATTATATCAAAAGAAGACAAATAATTGTATTTAGATCTATCTTCTATATCGAAAAATTTTGGATTATAATTAGCATTTAAGATATCAGAATCAATTAAATCACATTCTTCACGTTCACCTTTCCAAAAAGAGCAATCTATTCCCGATTTAGTCCATGTAGATAAAAAGAAATCTGATTTTAATTCAGAAAAATATACACTCGGCTGACTTAATTCATTCTGAAATTCTCTTACGTGACCTGAAATACAATATGCAATTTTCATATTCTTTTGAAGTGTACGTCCGCTTCTTTATTAACATTATCAGGAATAACTTGACAAGAAAATCCATTATCATTTAAGAACTGCACAATATCTTCTACTCTATTAGAAGTTCCTGTATATAATTCTACAGTATATGATCCTTCACACTTACCTTCTCTTACTATGTTAATTCTATTTCCTAAACTCTGCAATACTCTGAAATCGTTTCCTTGCGCATCTATCCACAAATAATCTATATCTAATATAGATTCACTTTCTATTATAGAATCCAATCTCTTCTTTTCTACTAGACAAGACTCAGTGAAACTGAAATCTGGTCTGTTTTCCCAAAGTTCATGAATATTTTCACTGAATTTATATAGAGAAGAACATCCCCAATCTCCACTACCAGCTATATTAAATTCTGATATTCCTTCTTCAACATCTATCGCATAAGGATAAATTTTAATATTTGAATAATGTTTGAAATTATTCGTTAGATCTGAGAATAATTTTGGTGTTGGTTCGAAAGCGAAGACAACATTATTCTCATTATCAGCAAATCTTTTCGTGTCTAGACCTAAATTTGCTCCGACTTCAAATATTATATTCATAATTCGTTAAAAAGGAATTCAAATCTTCTGGAGTTCCCAAACCCCACATTTCATTTATGTTAAAAATTTTAAATTTCTTTTTGTCTTTTAGTGCTTCATTGAAGACCGGACAAACGTAAAATTCGTTATTAACCCTAATATTATTAGATATCATTTGTTCAGTATATTTAACATAATCTGAACCCTTAGACCAATAATATATTCCTGCGGTAGCAATATCAGATATCGGATTCTTTTCTGCAACCTCTGTCACAAAACCATATTCATCTGTTTTAACAAAAGACCATTTTGGATGTGTTGCATTGAATGTAATAATTCCACCATCTATGGAAGATTCTTGCATCTTATACATAAATTCATTAGAATTCCATTCAACAAATTGATCCGAATTCGCCATCAATAGAGGTTCGTCGTTATCTATGAATTCTTTTGCTAATAGAGTCGTACAGGCTGCACCTTCTGTTAATCCATCTACTTCCACAATTTTACAGCCAGGAGTAATTAGTTTCAACATGGAATCTAGATTATACTTCTCTCGATGTTTCTTTTGGATAACATATATGAATCTCCCATCTACATTCAAATTTTCTACAACAACTTGAATCATAGGTTTACCATTTACATCAATTAATGGTTTCGGAAAGGTATATCCTGCTTGTTCAAATCTGGAACCAGCTCCAGCCAATGGTATCAAAATATTCATAGTATTACCTTGCCATTTTGGCACAAATTTATTTGTCTTTGTTTTTAACAAAATATTATCAAGTATTAAATCTTCAGGTGAATTAACTCTCAATACATTAGCTCCTGATCTATAAGCTGCCAATAAACCTGTTGGTGAATCTTCAATTATTAAAGTTTCTTCAGGTAAAAATTTAAATGATTGCATAGCTTTCCAATATATTTCAGGATAAGGCTTTGGATATCTCACATCTTCATTAGATATGATGATATCCATATAATGGATTATTCCAATTTTTTTAAGAACAGATTCTATTGTGTTTCTTATTGAATTAGAACAACATCCTAAAATGAATGATTGGTGTTTTAATGAATTAAATATTTGAATTAATTTATCTGAAGTATGTAATTTCGACAAATGTTTTTCAATTAATTCTTGTTTCTTTAACCAAATAGATTTGTGAAGATTTGGATCTAGATATTTTTCTTTGGTTAATAGATCTAATTTGTCGTAAGTTGTTAATCCATCATATTTCGAATGATGTTCGGATAATGATATAGTTTTATCAGAATCCGAATAACATTCTATAGCTTCATTTAGACAACTGAAATGCATTTCTTTAGTGTCTACTAAAACTCCATCTAAATCAAATAATATCAATTTAATCATATTACCAAACTATATTTATCCTTATGCTTGTGGAGCTGTCTTAATCCCTGCTGGATAATAACGATTCAACCATTCTAATTCATCTGTATGTTCGTCTTCCGTATACCAACCTTTACCAGTGTAAACATTATGAACCATGGTGAAATAATGCTCATACATTCTGGCAACACGGTCCAGTGTGAAGTTTGCCATCGCCCAATCTCTACAATCTTGTGGATTGATCTTGTCAATATTCTTAGCCGCCCAAGAGAATTCTGAGAATGAACGACAACGATAACCAGTTACTCCGTGTAAATTATTCTCTGCGTGTGAACCCCAATCTGTTGTGATAATAGGACAACCTGCAAAAAGAGCTTCGATAGATGCTCCACCAAAAGGTTCGTTGAACATAGAAGGAAGCCAAAATCCTTTTGCTTTTGACAGGACTCGTTTTCTATCTTCAGAATTTAGATATCCGATAACTTCAATTTGACCAGGAATTTCTTTATAACCATGTTCTTCAAGAGAACCTTGTCCTGCGATCTTCAATTTCAACCCAAGTTTTTCACAGACTTGATAGGCAACATCAATACCCTTTCCAGGATAGATTCTACCCATGAATAGAAGATAATCATCTTTCTCTTTTGAAAATTCAAATTCATCTGGATCGAAATAATTAGGAATCACAGCATGATACCAGGATTCTTTGCACTGACCAACAGCTTCATGACCACCAACAGCAGAACGAATGGCATATGATTCATAGATTCGCCAAGGAGAGAATTGGCCTGTAGCATATCCAATACCAGGCTCTACGATAATCATATCGTCTACAAACGCATCACATACTGGTTTATTACCCCATCCCCAGAAAGGTAGAATGAAATCGTTTGGTTGTTTTCTCTTTTGAATTTCTCTAATAGCGTTCTTATAGAAAGTTTGATAAGCATGGTCATTCATATCAAACTTAAAGAAATTCTTGCGCCAATCAAAATCACCATATGCTTTCTTAAAATCATCATTGGTAACAACCGTAACATGTTCCGTACACTCTAGTTCGGAATCTTCGTGACCATAATGAATAACTTCGTGTCCACGTGAGACCATCATTTTCCCGAATTTGCGTGTCTTTTGTCCGTACGCACAAGCCGAAAATTCTGCATTAGTTACTACATGTGGTGGTGGTAGAATATGAAATCTAAACTTTTGACTCATTATAACTCCTAATTCAATTATAATATACTTGAGTATTTAGGTCAAAATTGACCAAATAAATTATACATGAGATAGAAATTTTCTAATAATCTCTAACCCACTATCCATCTACTATGATTGACTAGTAAATGTCTAATCATATTTATGCACTTTAAAAGTACATAATTATTCCAGCGTTATACTCCAAATGCGATCTTATATAAATCAATTTTAGTTGTAGATCCTGCTGCGGCGGATGCAATTAATCTTATATTTCCACCAGTGATATTGGTTGTATAAGTTACTAGAGGATTTGCTGAAGTATGTACTCTAGAGTATTCGGATATATAAGCTGTTGTTCCATTATGGATCAATAGAATTTCAGAACATTGGAAATTTGTGAGGTATGAAACTTGTAATACATATTTCACTGTTCTGAATGTAGATATAGGCGATTCATCGATAACAGTTTCTGTAACACCAATATTTGTGATTCTTTTACCAGAAATTAATGCTGGATCAATTGAAAGTTGTCCAGTCATTGTTAGTGTATTAGTTTCTTTGACCCATGTTAATCCTGTTGCCCCAACTACAGATGTATTATCTAGATACAACAATTCACGATTAGATCCAGAAAATGTTCCTGTCGCTCCAGTAAAACCAGTCGCACCTATTCCTGTAGAACCTTGATTACCTATTGTGCCCTGAGTTCCTATTGATGCAACTTTTACAGTCGTTGATGATGGTATTGTAACTGTTATATTTGACATTTTACTTTGTTGCGTTTGGTTTAACTTCTACAATTCCTTCAATAACTCTAGTTACAATAGAACCATTTGTTATCTCAACATCATAAACATATCTACCCGATTTATATGTTGCAGTTTGTGTTGCAGTAGCTGATAATGTTAATTTACCATCAGTTGGAGGAGAATCTATAGTAACAGTTAAAGGATATACGTTGAAATCCGAATAATATGATGTTCTTATTTTACAACTACCAGTATATCCAGTTAGATTCATCGATGAACCATCAGAATTATTTAATTCAATTGTTGTACTAAATGTAGCACCAGATTCTATCTTTAAATTAGTGTAACCTGCTGACATGTAATTTCCTTAATATTCCGTAATAGTTGTATTTATTGTATAAACATCATCTCTATCTGCTGTAGATGGATTGACGGAAACTGTTGTTGTTACTAATTTTTGTGTAGTATCTAATTCGTAAAAATTAGTAACAGCATTTTTAATAATCTTAGCATCAGAAATTGGTGGATAAATCCAAGAGTTTGCAACAAATGTTAACGTCCATGTTAAAATTCTATCATCTTCTACTGATCCTTCATATTCATCTGATTGTGAAACTGATGTTAAAGTAATTTGCACATCCCTCTTCATATCAATAGATGGTATATCGTTCAGAGTAATGGTATAAAAAGGAGTGAAATATGGAAGAATCTGTTCTATAATTTGTAGACCATCATCAATATATTTAACAAATAAATTAACAGTAAATTCAAAATTATAAGGAACTGGATTATACTGTCCAATATATGTTGTTTTTAACGTAGAAATACCGGAACCTGGTGCGATTAAATCAATTGCTGTTCCGGCTTCAGCTAAAGATTTAGAAGAAGCGAGTTTAATTGTATTGTTAGTCGTCTTAATTGTGTAATAAGTTCCACCATCAAAAAATCCTGTTGCTCCAATTGAATTTCCAGATCCTTTAATATAAGTTACTGATTGACCAGTTCTTAAATTATGTGACGGGATAGTTATGGTATTTTCACTTACATTAATGGCACTTGAAGCATTAAACGTCAAATCATTTTGTGGAACAAATATATTCTTTCCAATAGTTTGTTGTTTTCTTGTTGAATCATATGACATAGAAGTTAACTCAAACGATAATCTTGGAAGAATAACTTTTACATCAACATAATTATCTCTTCTCTGAACATCTTGTTGTTGTAACATCGTGATGGTTTTATCTGCAGATGCGTATGCAAGTGGAACTTTAATGGTTTTTTCTATCGATCCATCTTGATTATATCTTAAGACTCTTATATTATTAAATAGAGAACCAAAAGCTGCAGTCAGATTTCTAATTGTAGAGAAATAAAAGTTTGATGAATTTAACATTTAATACACATATTCCTTTATAATTAATTATTGATATTAGAAAAAGGATTTGACTCTGTGAAGTCTATTATAATATCGGATTTAGATTGTATTTTATCGTTCTTAGCAAATGGATCACCAATTCCTGTAGCACCATCATTATTATAAGTTACATTAACTTCATCTGCTTCAGTACCAGTGTCAATAGTTTCATTAGAATATTTAAATACTTCGCAAGTTAGAATAAAATATTGTCTCGCCCCAAGAGGAAATAGAGGATTCTTATCATCAACATATTTAATTTCGAAAAGGGATCTTGCTGTAGGATACATTATAAGATCACCTTCGACTGGAAGAACCTTTCCTACAATAGATTCAAATCTTTCTCTAGAAACAATTAATCTTAATCTATCACCTAGAGTGAATCCAAATTTAGAAATTAAAGCTCCGTCCCCAAGAAATGCTTCATAATTCTCTATGTACATTTCTATTACAAAATTTCTCTCGAATTTAGATATATAATCTTCACGATATAATTCATCAACATTAACAATAGTTCTTGGTAAATAAACAAAATCACATCCTGCAATTTGTATAGATTCATTTACCAAAACTTGGAGAAGATTCTGTTCTTCTGTAGAACCTATACCACGACCGGATTGAAAAAATTTATTAGTTGGCATGATTTATCCAATAAATAGATCCAACGGTAATTGTAAATCTTTAGTGAGTCTTGTTTCTAATTTTTCTATTTCAGTTATAGCTTCTGAATATATTGCATCACCATTAATTGTTATACCACCTGGTAAATTCATATTTCCAAATTTCTTAAGATTCTCGCCCCATTGTCTTTTAATTAGAGCTGTAGCATATTCCTTAAGAAATTCGTCAGCCCAAATATCGTTAAAAGTATTGATATCTAATTTCTTGTAAATTTTCAAAACAATATTGGATGTTTTCTCTTTTAATAAAGAGAGCGGTTCGTTGAATCTTATTCTATTTGTTTTTCTATTAAAGTTAAAAGAATTTAATGGTGATAAAGACATCTGCATAGTGGCAAGATATGATTTCATAGAATCTAAATAAGCTAAATTATTTCCTATAATATTTGATGTATTATAGAAATCGTTCATATAGAACTGATATTGTGCATTAAATAGATCGCCACTACCAACTCCTGTAGAAACGTCATTACCGACAGGAAGTGCAGATATTACAGAAAATACTTTTTCATCTAGAGTAATATATCCATTAGTTACATCCGTATTAGTTATAGGAACAATAAGATAATCTTCTTCAACGCCATCAAAATGATAATCAAAATATTTCGTTATGGCATCATCGATTCTATCATCAACTTGTTCTTCTGCAACATTTATTTCTATTACAGGAAAACCTAGTCTTCTTAAACAGTAATCGGAAAATTGTTCTCTAGTTGTTGGCGTTGCCATTACATACTCCTATCTTATTTATATAAATAAAGAGGGAACTCTTTAAGAGTTCCCTAAGAAATATGAACTTATAAATTCAATCAGCAATAAAAAAACTTAATTGTGATAATTGTATTGGCGACAAATTAACTGATTCCGGAAGAGACTCTACTTTAATAGGTTCTAGTGGAATCTCAATTTCTTCCTGTAGAAGAGGATTTAATTCTTCAACAAACATATTAAGATTTTCTTCAGTTACCACAACACTTCCTTCGTTCTCTACACCATATTTTTGCACTAACTTCTGTCTTGTTTCTTCTAGATTTGTGAGCTCAGAAGCTATTACTTTTAAAGCCTTAGAAATTCTGTATGCAATATTAATTGGTAAAGTGCAGTTTGATAGTGCAACCAACGCAGCTTCAGAATTTTTAAGTTGTCCTAATGTCAATTTCATTTTATTATCTCCTAAATATAGTTATGCACTAAATTTCTCAGCACACCATTCTTTCGTCATGAATTAAATTCATCAAAACTATTTATAGGAGACAATTTTGATTAGAAATATAATAATTTCTATTGCTTTTTGCACGCTTGTTTTTAGCTATGATACAAGCAATAGAAATGTAAACTGTATGACACAAGCAATTTATCACGAAGCAAGAGGAGAATCTTATATGGGGAAAATTGCAGTCGGACATATAATTCTAAACAGAATAAAAAAAGGATATGGAACGGATCCTTGTGAAATAGTTTCTAGTAAGAGACAATTTTCTTGGTATGGAAAAAACAATTCCATCAAAGAACGAGATAGATGGGATGAATGTTATAGATTATCAAAAAAGATTCTTGCAAATGAAACTCAAGATCCAACCAAAGGATCTATATTCTTTCATGAGAAGAGTATCAACCCAGGTTGGAAATATAAGAGAATAGTAGTCATCGATAGTCATATATTCTATAAGTAATATACTTAAAATCGCTACATACTAAGTATAGCGTAGAAAGTCAAGTTCGTCAAGTGAGATGATGTTGAATCTCAAAAAATCATATTGATGAATCATATGTTATATAGTATAATAGTTATATGAGTATATTGGTTGATTCAAAATATCTTTCGTTGATATCTCCTAAATTAGACTTATTTAAGAAGAAGTCTGAAGTCTTATGGAATTTTAGATGTCCATATTGTATGGATTCGAAGAAGAGAGAATCAAAGGCGAGAGGTTATGTCTACAGGAAACACAACGACCTCTTTTTTAAGTGTCATAATTGTGTGAAAGGCACAACGTTCTCTAATTTCCTTAAATTCTTAGACCCTGTTTTACATAAACAATATATATTCGAGAGATTCACATCAGGAGATACTCATCCAAATCATAATTACAAGAAACCAATT